AATGTACAATAAAAAACCTGATGAAATGGCATTGAGCATTTATCACAATTGTTTATATTTTTGTGTAACGAAATTCTTTGCTAAAGAATGTGCATTGTATTTTGTTTCGTTTATCATTACATTGAAATTAAAGATTGATGATTTATGCTATTGGAAATTAGTAAAAGAAGAAATATATTTAATTAATTAGTTTGGATTTCAATTTTTTTCAATATGGAAGATAAAATAATAAAACAACGTGGTGGAGCAAGACCAAATTCTGGTCGTTTGAAAAAAGATGAAGTTATTTCATTAATTGAAACTATGGATTTAGTCAAAGTTCCAGAATCAATTTGGAAGAAATTAGCTGAACGTGTTGACGATGGAGACACGAATGCAATTAAAACTTGGTTACAATATCGTTATGGTATGCCAAAACAAGTAATTGACCAAAATAATACACATACAATTAATGACTTTGATATTAAAGATATTGTAAAATTCGAGTGATAAAGCTAAATAAAAAGTATGTACCATTATTCAAATCAGAATCACGATATTTTGTAGTAACTGGCGGTCGTGGTTCAGGTAAATCGTATGCTTTAAACTCATTCCTTTTACTTTTAACGTATGAAGTTGGACACGTTATATTATTTACAAGATATACATTAACATCTGCACACGTTTCAATCATTCCAGAGTTTACCGATAAAATAGAAACTGCTGGATTATCGGATGATTTTTACATCACAAAAGATGAAATCATCAATACAAAAACAAATTCAAAGATTATTTTTAAAGGAATAAAAACATCTTCAGGAACCCAAACTGCTAATTTAAAATCTTTGGCTGGAGTTACAACCTTTGTTCTTGATGAAGCAGAGGAATTAGTTGATGAGGATGTATTTGACAAGATAGATTTATCGGTTCGACATAACACGAAACAAAACAGAGTAATATTAATACTCAATCCAGTTACAAAAGAGCATTTTATTTACAAAAGATTCTTTGAATCAAAAGGTATTCAATCGGGGCAATCATTGACTAAAGGAAATTCAACCTACATTCATACAACATATCTTGATAATCTAAAAAATTTAAGTGAATCATTTATTCAACAAGTAAATTACATTGAGCAATCAAATCCAAAGAAATACCAGCACGCAATTTTAGGTGGTTGGCTTGACAAAGCGGAAGGAGTTGTGTTTACCAATTGGCAATTTGGGACATTTAATCCAAACGGGTTGCAAACATCATTCGGGATGGACTTTGGTTTTTCAATTGACCCTGATGCACTTACCGAAGTGGCAATAGATAAGACTAAAAAGATTATTTATATCAAAGAGATAATTTATGAACGTGGTTTAAAAACGCACGTTTTGGCTCAACTAATGAAGGACAAAGTAGGTAATGGATTAATCATTGCCGATTCAGCAGAACCAAGATTAATTGATGATTTACGATACCAAGGATTGAATATTCAGGCGGTTAAAAAAGGTACGATTGAATCGGGAATAATACGAATGCAAGATTACCAAATAATCTTAGAACCAAATTCCGTAAACTTAGCCAAAGAGTTTAATAATTATTGCTATTTAAATAAAGCATCAAAGCTATACATTGACGACTGGAATCACGGAATAGATTCTGCGAGGTACAACATCATTTACCATTTAGATAATCCAAACCAAGGGGTTTATCACATTTATTAATACAAAAATCAACTAAAAAGGTTTATACATTATGAAGGTCAAAATTACCATTCCAACAAAATTAAGTGAGATAAAACTGCATCAGTACCAGAAATTTCTCAAAATTGTGGATGAAAATGAAGAATCAGATTTTTTGAATCATAAAATGCTTCAAATATTTTGTGGCATTGATTTAAATATTGTTAATCAGATGAGGCAAAAGGATGTAGATGATGCGATTAATACTATTAATGAATTGTTTAAACAAATGCCTTCGCTGGTTCAAAGGTTTGAGATGAACGGCAAAGAATTTGGATTTATTCCTAACTTGGACGATATGAGTTCAGGTGAGTATATGGATTTGGATAATTACGTTTCTAATTGGGGCGAAATGCACCGAGTAATGGCAGTTTTATACCGACCAATTAAACAGAAATTGGGAGATAAATATTTGATTGAAGATTACAACGGTACGGATAAATATTGCGAACAAATGAAAGATATTTCACTTGAAATAGTTTTAGGTGCAATGGTTTTTTTTTGGAGTTTAGGCAACGAATTATTGAAAAGTACGATGGATTATTTAGTGGAGAGGCAACAAATGAATATAGCGAGCAATCCCAATTTGGAAGTCGGTGGGGATGGTATAGTTCAATCTATGCACTTGCTCAAGGAGATGTTAGAAGATTCGATGAAATTACCAAATTACCAATTAATCAATGCTTGACTTTTCTAACTTTTGAGAAGCAAAAAAATGAATTGGAAATGAAAATGATAAAAAGACAAAACTAATGAACGGATTTTATTACGTGGTTAATACCTTACGGAATTACTTAAAAGCAAACGGATTTATTAATACCGTTACAACTGGAGATATTTTTGAAGATGATTTGGCAAAGCAGACAATTTATCCTTTGGTTCATATTATTGTAAACAATGCAATTCCAAACGAAAATAATATCACGTTTAATATTTCGGTTTTGTTTATGGACATTGTAGATATTTCCAAAACGGAAACAACTGATAATTTTGAAGGCAACGACAATTTATTGGATGTGCTAAACACACAATTAACCATTGCAAACAGAATGATTGTTGATATGAAACGCGGAAGTTTATTTACCGATTTGGTTCAGATGAATGGCGATGCAATTTGCGAACCGTTTACAGATAGGTTTGAAAATAAGGTTGCTGGATGGACTGCAACATTTGATTTGATTGTACCAAACGAAATGACTATTTGCTAATGGCAGATTTGAAAGAAACGTATTTGATTATAAAAAAGTTCCGTGATTATGTAATTCAGCAATCCCGGGCGAATCTTACAAAAGGTCGTAAAAACGTTTCAAAAGATTTGTACAATTCATTAAAGGGCGAAATTGTTCAGGAAAATAATTATGCAATCGTTGGTTTTAGAATGAACAAATATGGGCAATTTCAAGATGAAGGTGTTAAAGGAAAAGCAAGTTCAAGAAAAGCACCAAATAGTCCATTTAAGTTTGGTTCTGGAAGTGGGGCAAAAGGTGGATTAACAAAAGGAATTGAAAAATGGGTAAAACAACGTGGAATACAATTTAAAGATAAAAAAACTGGTAGGTTTATTTCTTATAAGTCTACTGCATTTATTATCACGCGTTCCATTTATATGACTGGATTAAAGCCGAGTTTATTTTTTACCAAACCATTTGAAAGCGGATTTAAAAAATACATTGATACGGATTTGGCTAAGGCTTTTGCGTTGGATGTTGAAACAATTATTGATTATAATTTGAAAAGTATATGATAACGATAAACGCAAGAAGTCCGTATTTTATTTCAATCACGGGTACGACAAATACTACCTTGAAATTATTTATTTGGAACGGATTAACAGAGCCAGCAACAGAAACGTATTCGTTTACAAAGGCATCACCAAGTCCAACGCAAACCACATCAAATTACGATATTACTCCATACATTCGTGAATACATTGAAAATATTAATCCCGTTTTTTCAGCTACTCCAGCATCGGAAGATTTGACATCGTTTGCCAATTTTAAGGCGGTTGTTTATTCCAATGGAGTAAATAAAACTTTGGCATTTAAAACAAGAGTCATTGCAGATTCAGGAACTTTTGAGGGTGAAAATTGTTTGGGAACTTTTATGGGTGAGTATGTTATCGGGGTGGGAGTTGATGGTTACAATAATTATTTGAATGGGTACAATCAAAGCAATTTATCAAATATTTTTGCTTTGGCAGATACAAGTAAAACAATAACTTATAAAGAGGGAACGAATAGTGCTTATGTGAATGTATTAATTTCTCACGATGGCTCAACAACAACCGCTGAATATGTTAATAATGGAACGACTACCGTAGTTACAATATTGGATTCTACCATTGCAAAAGGTGTGTACAATATGAAAGTACCAGTTAGGTTAAGTTCGTTCACCACATCTAATGTTTTGCGTATAAAGAACGGGGGTTTTGTTTTGTATTCTTATAACGTATCGCCATTATGCGAGCCAAAATATACTCCAGTAATTTGTCAATTTATAAACCGATTTGGAGGGTGGCAATTCCTTACTTTTTTCAAGGCTCAAACCAATTCTATTTCAGTCGAAAAATCGAAATTCAATTTATTGCCTGATTCAGTAAACTACAATGTAAAGCGAGGTCAAACAAAATCATTCAATATTAATGGAACGCAAAAGGTAACATTAAACACTGGATTTGTAGACCAAAACTATTCGGATTTAATCCAAGATTTATTGATGAGTAATACGGTGTTATTGGATTCAAAGCCAGTTCAGGTAGTTACAAATGGAACGGATTTAAAAACATCTTTAAAAGATAAAAATATTAATTACACGATTGATTTTGAATATTCATTTAGTCTTAAAAATACCGTGATATAATGATAGTAGCATCGGTTTACGTTTTAGTTAATAACTTTTATAGAAGGGTTGAATTATTCAATGATGAAAAAATCAGCATTACAAGTTCAATCCAAAATGTTAATGACATATCGAAAGTTTTTACAGATTTTTCGCAGTCGTTTACCATTCCAGCATCAAAAACAAATAATGCCATTTTCAAACATTGGTACGAAAATTCTATTGATAACGGATTTGATGCAAGAACAAGAAAGGTTGCATACATTGAGTTGAATAATGCAACGTTTAGAAGTGGCAAAATTCAATTAGAAAAGGCACAATTTAAAAATAATGAAATAGACAACTACCAAATCACTTTTTTTGGTTCAATTATTTCGTTAAAGGATTTATTTGCTGGCAGATTTTTAAGAGATTTTAATTATTCAGATGAAAATTTTGTTTACACGGGCGAAAATGTTAAAACAAGAATAACGGGACAGATAACAAACAATGTTAAATTTCCGTTGATTACATCGTACAATAATTGGACATATTTGTCTAACGGAACAACCAAAGAAAATTGGGATATTGAAAAAAACACACACCCAATTTACCATACTGATTTATTTCCAGCGATGAGATTAAGTACTATTATTTCTCACATTGCATCAGATTTAGGTATTACAATTCAAGGGAGTCCAACAGATAACTTTTTAACATCGGATAAATTTAATAATGCGTTTTTATGGCTAAAAAATACGGATACATTTAGCTTAAAAGAAACACCGTTACAAATCAATTTTCAAACTAATACAAGTACGGTAGGAACTCAAGATATATTTACAATTGGTACAGATATTTTAAATTATGTAAAACCCGAAAGTCCAGTTTACCTTTACAAATCAAATATTAAAATTACTTTCACGACATCAGGAACATCGTTTTATTTGTATGTCTATAAAAATAATGTAAAATTAAACCAACAATACTATTCAAGTTCAACGACTGAAATAACTATTCCAGCACCATTGGAAGATTCTGGAGAATATAAGTTTTACATATCATCAGCAAGTCCATTAACATTCACGGCTAAATATGAATTTCAAACCATAAATTCAAGTAATGGTCAAACGGTTCAAGATTTACTTTGTACAAGTTTTGCAAGTCAAACCACATCAACAACATTGAACATTGCGGATTATATGCCTGAAATTAAAGCAGAAGATTTCTTTTCGGGTGTTTTAAAAATGTTTAATCTTACTTGCTATTCCGTGGCGGATAATGTTTACCAAGTTGAACAAATTGAGAATTGGTATGCAAGCGGTTCAATTCGTGATATCTCAAAATACATTATTTCGGATGAAATGACCATTGAAAGGGTAAAACCTTATAAGTCAATTAATTTCAAATATGAAAAATGCGAGAATATTTTAGCAACCGAATACCTTTCGCGTTCAGCGGTTGGGTATGGAGATTTGAAATACACTTTGGATAATGATGGAGATGAATTTTCGATTGAATTACCTTTTGAAAATATGCCTTTTCAGAAATTTACTGGCACAAATTTACAAGTTGGGTATTCTTTGAAATTCGATTTAAACCCGTACATTCCAAAACCCGTAATTTTATATGACTACAATTCGATTCAAAGTTGCGATTTTCATTTTAACGATGGGAATAGTACTACTAATATCACTACTTACAATTTGTTTGGTCAGGATTCTCTTATTTCCTCTCAGGTTAATACGATAAATTTTGGTGCCGAACAATCTACTTTTACAGATGCGATTGAAACAAGGTCATTATTTAACAATTATTACCTTGATTACTTGACCAATATTTTCACAAGCAAAGCACGATTAGTAAAATTAAAGGCTTTATTGCCTATTTCATTATTGCAAAAATTGCAGTTAAATGATAGGTTAGTAATTCGTGATAAGCGATATATTATCAATCAATTTACAACTGATTTAACAACTGGCGAGGTTGATTTTGAATTGTTAAATGATTTTAGGGTGGCATCATCGGTACCAACTCCGACAACTTATTATCCATTTGCGGTTAGTAATGGAAGTTCAACAAGTTATGCGGATGCGTGTGGTTTATCAAGTTATCCATTGTTAATTTACGGAACGAATCCAACGTTTGAATCAAATACATTATTCTACACGAGTGGAGGTGCTTTATACAACGGGTCAAGTTATTACTACAAAACTGAATCAAATAAATACGTTCAGATTAATTCGGTTGGTTTAGTAACGGCATCGGGTGTATGTGGTTCAGCACCATTGCCAACATTGTATTCATTCTTAGTAACTAATGCAAATTCTACAAGTTCGGCAGAGGCTTGTCCAATTACTAATTTTAGCAAAACGTTATATGGTGAACAAACGAGTTTATATTTGAATACAATCGTTTATGAAAATAACGTTGCACCTTTAGTTCCATTCCAAGGATTGAATTTTATTTATCATTGCAACGATGGTACTTGGGTGCAAATTGATTCATCGGGTTACATTACACAATTTGGAACTTGTGAAGTACCAACAACATTGGAATTTTATTTACCAAACACAACTTTAACTGGATTCAACTAATGGCATATTCAAGCAAAACCGATGCGGTTACAAAATTGATAGCAAGCAAGCAAGACCATAATGGTCTAATGTTATATTCAAATAATGTTTTGTTTGATTCGACAACAATATTTTATTCCGATTCTGCTAAAACAACTTTGGCAACCGCTGGAAATTATGTATTTCCCACAAATTATAATTCCATTTATTTAACGATTGGGTCAGATGGAAAAATAGTAGGTTCGGCATCGCATACCAACGCAACAAATAGCGATACAACTTGGATAGATGACAGAATTTATGATGGTTCAGGAACGTTAATTTCAAACCAATATTTGATTGGGGGAACTGAATTAACGATTACAAACAATGTAATTACGGATAATGCTTGGACATCAAGACCATACACAAACCCAAAAGCATTTCAAATAAATAATGCTCCTTTGAATCAAACAAACTCTCTAACAAATATTGATGTTAGCGATATGAAAGGATACGATTTAATGATTTACACTGGTGAATTTTATGATTATCACTGGGGTCAATGGAATTGGATTCAAGCATTTTGCCATATAAAAGCAGACCCAAATCGACAATCAGTATTTACCAATAAAATTTATTATTTTAAACCTGATTATTGGATACCAAATATAGATTTTACTGGTGGAGTAACTTATTTTCGTAGAATGCCAAATATTACTACCATTAATGACCAATGGGGTAATAGAAAAATGTGGATTGACATAGCTAATCCAGCGCATGACATAGCAGAAAATATTGGAGTTCCGAGAACATCTACAAGAATGGCGAAAGGTTTAACCCACGCAGAAAATTATAGTGCGTATGGTTATTCATTTGGAAATCCCAAAGCATCAAAAATATCGTTTTTTGGGGATTTATGGATGTGGGAAACTATTTGCTGGTTGGAATATGGCGATACAACAGAAGAACATATTAAGAAAGTAAAAGATAATTGGGAGGTTAATGGCTATCAAGATTGGGTCGTTGCACTAGTTGAATCATTAACCGTATCAGATTCAGTTTGGGCAAATGGTTACGCAACGGTTGGTGGTATGAAGTACTCAGAGGCAAATCCGTACCATTGGAAGATTGCTTATAATAGTGGAGATAATTATAACAATTTAGTTCACCAAAATTTAACATCATATTTTTATGCATCAAATGAATTAAATGGCGACCAAATTCAATTTGATACTGAATACTATTATAAATATTCTTATTCAAAATTATTTGGAGAATCTTGGAAGGCATTAATCGAAAATGTGGCTTACCGAATGTTAATCACAGAAGGACAACAAGCATTGGGGGCGGTTAATCCTAATTTTTCTGGTTATCACGGTAATGTATATGAAGTTGGGAATCAATGGTCATCAGAATTTAATTCAGCAACGGTAACATCGCATATAAACTATTTGGATTATCATAATTTTATGAATGATTTAATGCCTAAAGAAAATATTTTTGCATTAAATAAATTTTGGTTAGGTTGTTATGATTCTTATTCGATGAGTTCAATTACCAACTATCAAATCAGTCCATTTTGGCAACACGCAATTTATGGTTTAGTTCACAATTACGACATTTCTAAAAAAGTTTTTGCAGAGATATTCTTAACCTATAACCATAAAATAAGGTGTATGCCATATACTTGGAATAGACAAGATATTGTTAAAGATAGTGGTAATAAAGAAATACGACTTTCTACTAATTATGCAGATTCAAGACCCGACCAAAGTCCATCATTAAGCCAATCAATAGCAGTTTGGGGTATGGCTTATGCTGATGGGGTATTTGCTTGGAATGATGGAACTATATTTGATGAGTTCAACACAACTGCAAAATCACAGACCTTAGGTCGTGCATCTTGGGATTGGGCTTATGTTGGTTATTGGCAAGTTTACCAAAACAAGGATATTGTAGAGGCATCAACATCGTGGCTTGTTCCTGATTTAGAAAAATCGGCTGGAGTTTGGACAACAACGACAGAAAATTATCCAATCACACTATATGCTTATAAAAGACCAATTTGTCGTTACAAATTGAGTTCCGATGGGACTAAGGCATTGGTAATTTGTACAAATGGTTTTAACAATGGATATACAAAAGCAACTTTCAAATTTAGGCTACCAGCTAAGTCGAACTATGAATTTACTATTGATACTTGGGGTACTTACACGACGGTTGTTCGTTTAATTAATTTATAGATATGATAAAAAATATATTAAAATTATTGATGGCTATTGACCATTATAATCGTTCAGAATTAATTGAGATTGCAAAAGGAAAAAATGAATTGCCACAAACTTGGTCGCAAGCCAGAAAACAATTAAAAAGAATATGGAAGAGAAAATAATAAAACTAAAAATTACCGACAATACAAAAGAGGCAACTAAAAATGCCGAAGATTTAAAAAAAGAGTATGAAGGTATAAAAGCGGCAGTTGATAAAGTTGACAAATCTTTACAAAAAGTTGAGCAAGATGTTTCAGATATTGGTAATGCGACTAAATCTGCATCATCTGGATTGCAACGTATGGGCAATGGAATTCGTTCGATTAGTTCAAATGTTAAGACTATTGGATTGGGTTTATTGGTTTCTCAATTTGATGATTTTAAGGAAGCAATATCAAGTTCAAATGATGTTGCTGATGTTTACAATAATACTTTAAATGCTACAAAGAAAGCGGCATCAGATTTTGGCAAAGTTGTATTTAGTGGAAATTTAACAGAAAAATTAAAAGAAGGATTAAAAAGCATATTGGATGGTACTGCCGTTGAAAAAGTAAAAAAATATGCTAAAGAAACATATAGTGCTGGTAAAAATGTAACTGAATTAGTAAATGATGCCAATATGGCTGCCGCAAAGCAATCTGGTATATTTGAAAATTTTGATAGACAAGCTGAAGTTGAAAGAAAAACAAGAGATAATCAATTATTGTCCTTTACTCAAAGAATTAAAGCAAGTGACAAATTAAAAGAAAAAATTGAAGAGCAAACAATTTCAATGGAGGCTCAAGCAGATATTCAAATAAAAGCAAAACAAGCTGCTTTTGATTTAACTGGTAAACGAGAAGACCAAATCGCTTTAGAAGAGGCTTTAAATAATAAGTTAGGAATACAAGCACAAATACAAGGTTTAATTACGGAACAAGACCAAGCAAGAATCGGGTTGTTATTAGAATTACAACAAATACAATCAGATAACGCATTATCAGCTATTGAAGCAGAATATGCTCAAAAAGAATTATCTGATAGAATGATGTTAAATGAAAAAGATAGACTTTTAGCTGAAAAAGAAACATTAAGACAAGAATTACTTGATTATGCTCAATTTTATGAAGAGCAAACAAAATTATTAGAAAAGGGTTCTGCTAAACGTTTGGAAATTGAATCAGCATCACTTCAAAAATTAAATGAAATTAAAAATAAAATTACTCAAAATGCCTATGATAATGCTTTAGAAGATAAACGTATTTTAGAAATACGAAAAGCTAATCAATTAGATTATGTTTCTGCAATTGGTTCTTCTGTTGGTTCTTTAGGAGGAATATTTGAACAAGGAAGTGATATGGCAAAAGCGGCGGCATTGGCTGAAATTGCTATAAATACTGGGGTTGGTTTTGTTCGTGGATTAGGAATTGCACAACAAACTGCTGCGGCTACGGGACCGGGAGCAGCTTTTGCATTTCCAATATTTTATGCAACACAAATTGCGGCAGTTTTAGGGGCGGCATCTCAAGCTAAATCAATTTTAGAATCAGGTAATGCAAGTGCAAGTTCAGTTGGAGGTAGTGGTGGTTCAGCACCAACCGTTGTTGCTCCAAAATTCAATGTTGTTGGTACAAGTCCAATTAATCAAGCGGCACAATTGATGCAAAATCAAGAACCGATAAAAGCATACGTTGTTTCGGGCGATGTTTCAACCGCTCAATCATTGGATAGAAACCGAATCAGTTCAGCAACATTAGGATAGTGAAAATACAACAAAATAAAATTTAAAGGTTTATTCGTTATGAAAATTATTGAATTAGTTATCGAGAATGACAATGATGGAATTGAAGCAATTTCGTTGGTAGAAAAGCCAGCGATTGAAAGCAATTTTATCACATTGGCAAAGGAATACGAAATGAATTTGGCGGAAGTTGATACCGAAAAAAGAATTTTGATGGGACCAGCATTGATTCCAAAGAAAATGATTTTTAGAAAAGAGGGTCAATCACAATTTAATATTTTCTTTTCAGAGCAAACCGTTGAGCAAGCGAGCCAAATGTATTTAAAAGCTGGCAACCAATCAAACGCAACATTGCACCATAAAACAAAATTGGATGGTATGTCATTAGTTGAATCGTGGATTATCACAAATCCTGAAATGGACAAATCAAAGCAATTTGGTTTTGATTTACCTAAAGGAACTTGGATGGTTTCAATGAAAGCGGACAATGATGAATTATGGCAAAAAGCAAAAAGTGGAGAGGTTAAAGGATTTTCAATTGAAGGTTATTTTGCAGACAAATTAAGTTTACAAATGTTACCTGATATTAGCGATGAAGATTTGGTTGAACACATATTAAATATTTTAGAAGATGGCGAAAAATAGTTATTCAAGTCCAAAAGGTGGCAAACGTGGATGTATTTGTCCTGATGGAACATATTCGATTGAATGTTGCGATGGCGAATTAATATCGCAAGGAGTAGGTGCATTGGTTAGTCAAGGAATTTCAAGTGTTACAA